GTTCAGCAACATGAAAATACCCGGCTTGGCTACTCGCAAAGTACTCTGGGAGCCCGAGCAAGTGACCAAATTGATAGAGACAGCCGATAAGATGGGTTACCCGTCTATTGGTACGATCACTTTGCTTGCCTATGACCTATGTGCAAGGCCCGGAGACATGCGACAGTTAACGTGGGCGAATTATCATGATGAACAGTTCGCCTACATCCAAGAGAAGACCAAGACCAT